GGCCTTTGCAGTGCTGTGCGCGCAGGTGCGGCAATTGGCGTGTTTGGTCGGCTCGGCCTTGTGGCAGAAACTGTGCGCTGGGCAAAAGCGGCATTGATACCATGTCGGATCGGTTGAGATAGGCGGTGGCATACGGTCAGCTAGGGCCAGTTCCTGACCTCGCTTGATATACTTCTCGGCTATTTCCCGGTCGTAACACACACGCTCGGTGTATATCCGATCATCGTCCTTGCAGACTGCCAGATAGAGCGCACGATCAATATTCGTGCCGTGCATATAGACCTGCATCTGAACGAAGTGCTGGAACTTCGACTTCTCAACGCCGTTCTTGAGCAGGTCTTCAAACGACTTCTTTGAGTGCGTCTTGAACTCAGCCACATGGCGCTTCTTGGGTGCCTCTGGCACTCCCTTCTCAATGATGCCATCAAGGCTTCCGCTCACATGACTGCCAAACACAACACGCCTTTGGCTGGAACGAATATCAATCCCGATGGCGCGCAGATCGCGAATGATGATGTCTTCTTCGTTCTGGCCCCTGCGGAACAGGCGCAGGATGCGGCCTTCAAATTCCTCGCGCACAGCCCAGCGGAAGTTAAGCCAAAGCCACCTATCGCAGTGGTGGCCCAATAGGCTGCAACCCATGTGACCACGAGGCTTCTCGGCTTTGCTTTCATGGAATTGATCGATGAGGCTAGATATGGTATTCATTGGTTCGGGCAGTTTCATATTGTCCTCCATCCGACTTGACCCCAGCCTTGGTTTGCTCCTTCCTCCTCGTAAAGGCTGGGGTCATTTCGGTTACGTTTTGATTACTTGGCCCAAGGCGGCTTTGCGCCACCAGGCGCAGAGGTTGCGGCAGGTGCAGCAGGTGCAGATGCAGCAGGAGCTGCGGAACCACCGACAGCCTTAAACCCCTTGACCTCGTTGCGGACTTCATAGCCTTCCTGCGGCTTTGACTGACCGACCTTGATCTGGAGCGTTCCGCCGATCAATTGGTCTGTGTCTTCGACCTTCGACAGACCGATTGCTCGCATGATCTCGCCAAGTTGCTGGCGACCGATCTCTTCGGCCTTCTGGCTGGGATTGCGGATGTTCAGGTTGCCGAAGATCACACGACCTTCGTGGCTCGGACCAGTGATGTCGTAGCGGACATCGATCTTCTGGCCGTTGCCAGCCTTGGTCATGCCAAGTTCTGCCTTGGTGATGGTTGCGGTATACCAGCCATCGGGGATCAGATCATAGGACCGATCCGACTGCGGCATATCGTCTGCGGTGAAAGATTCTCCAAGAAACGCCATTATTCTTACTCCTTGATGATAGTTATTCTGCTTTGGTGATGGTGAAAGAAGGGCGACCGGGCGTGGCCGTGATCGCGTCCAATAGTGGTGTGGTGATTGCAGCGTCTGCTGCTTTCCAGAGCGTCATGTTGATCTCTGGCTTCCAGCGGAAAAGGCTGGAGAGGTGATCGACTAAGCCATGCTCGGCAGCAATTTCCTGCAACCGCTCGGCATCGACCTTGCGATTGATGCGGCCATTGATCTTGACCTTGAAGCCTTCGGCCTCAACATTCTTTGTGCCCTCAAGGTCTTCGGGAACATCAAAGGCATCAACCATCATGTCCTCGATCGCACGGCGGCGCTTAACTGCCTCTGCCTCTGCGGCCTTGGCTTCAAGCCAATCCTCGAACAGGCTCATAACCAATTCCCCTTCCTTACGTCGATGGCAATGGATTGAGTGTCAAATATTACATCAGCAACTGAATTTGCTATCTTTTCCCATGATTGCTTTTCGCAATCAGAAAGATCGATCCACCTTCTTTCATCAACAAATTCTAGTGCGTATTCAAAAAATGCGTTTTCTCCCAAAGTGCTTTCCATTATCATTGCCCACCTCCAATCTTGGAGATGATTGCGCCAAGATCAGGCGCTTCCCACGCGTCCAGTTTGCCTGACCGATCCTTCGCCAGCCAAACACCATCGCCATCGCACATGATAGCTCGCTGGGTTGCACCGTCAGCATCGCGCTCAACCCGCAAGGCAAGCACCTCGTCAAAGAAATAGGGCAGGCCCTGCGTCAGTGACTTACACGGCATCCCTGGATTATAGAGCAGCTTGCCCATCTCATCCTGACTCTTTTCCAGCTTCGCGCTCATGTAAACGTGCTTGCCGGGCAGATCGCGGAAGGCGCGGATCAGTTCCTGCATGGTGGTGTTGAGTTCACCATAGGCAGCACGGCCATCCTTGTTTTTCTTCAGTTCGTGCTGAAGCACAACTTCAGCCACCTCACTGATGCTATCGAGCGCCACGCTCTGATAATCTGCGGCCTCTTTGGAGTCGCTGCACCAAGCGTAAGCCTCGCGCAGATCATCCATCGTGGTCACTTCGATATAAGGCAGGTCGGCATCCTGAATGGAAAGCAGACCACCCTCGGCGCTCAAGACCACTGGATTCGGCAAAGTGCGGATCAGGCTCGTCTTGCCTGCGCCCGCCTGGCCGTAAACCAGCAGCTTCACGCCATTGGCGGACAATCCGCCAGTCTTCTTCAAATTGATCGCCATTGCGGCTCTCCTCGTAATAGCACCAGTCGGACAATCCAGTCGGTGCGTGTTGCGGCCTTTACACGCCCAATCACACCATGTAAAGGGCATCCATCACATTTCACTGAGGAGAACGAAAATGGTTGAACTTGACTGGATTCGGCAGGGGCTTGCTGATCGTCGCCCTGGGATCGTGGCTGCGCGCACTGGGCTGCACACGAACACCATCATCAACATTCGGGATGGCAAGGCCAACAATCCGAATTTGCGGACGCTGCAAAAGCTGTACGATTATCTCTCTGCTAATGGAGAGTGATTGTGAGCGGAAACCTAACTAACATCTTCGGAGGCCCGTGGTCGCCACCTAAAGCCATCGAACCTGATCCACCTCATGTCCAGCTTGCCGATGCGATAGCGGCTTCTGGCATGACACCGCCCAAGGAAATCATCCTTGATGGCAAGATGCACCGATTCAACGCAGGAACCAAAGGCAAGGTAGGCCACGACAAATCCGGCTGGTATGTCGCCTTTTCAGATGGAATCCCTGCTGGACGCTTCGGCTGCTGGCGAGCTGGCATTGAGTCCACTTGGCGCGCAGACGTAGGGCGCGAGATCACACCAGCCGAAGAGATGGCTCACGCAAGGCGGATGGCCGAAGCCAAGGCTGCGCGGGACGCTGAGATCAAGAAACAGCGCGAAGTCGTGGCTGAAACTGCGGAAACGATCTGGTCGAATGGCCTCGCCGCAAGCCCAGATCATCCCTATCTTGCGCGCAAAGGCATCGAGCCAAACGGCATCCGTATCACTGGCGATGGGCGGCTCATGGCTCCGCTCTATTCTTCCGAAGGCAAAATCGCCTCGCTCCAATACATCGACAACGAAGGCGGCAAACTCTATCACAGCGGAGGACAAACAGGCGGATGCTTTTGGATGGTCGGAACCACCGACGAACCAGGCGTTCTCTACATAGCCGAAGGCTTCGCCACTGCTGCTACGATTCACCAGATCACCGGCAGACCCTGCGTGGTTGCCTATTCAGCCTCGAACCTTGTCCCAGTCACCGGGACCATGCGTGAACGCTACGGCTCAACGCAAGAGATCGTGATTGTCGCTGACAATGATGCCTCCGGCACAGGCCAGAAATATGCCGATCAAGCCTCGGCCAAGCACGGTGCAAGGGTTGTGGTCACTCCAATTGATGGCGATGCCAACGACTATGTGGCCGCTGGTCACGATCTGAAAATCCTGCTCGAACCAGCGGCGTCTGATTGGCTCGTTCCAGCCGATGACTTCTGCACCAAGCCAGCGCCTATCAAGTGGCTGGTCAAGAACTGGCTGCAAGAGACAGCTCTCATCATGGTCCACGGACCATCAGGTGGCGGCAAGACCTTCGTGGTCCTTGATTGGTTTTTACACATCGCCTCCGGCATGACCGATTGGAACGGACACAAGGTCAAGGCAGGCACGGCAGTCTATCTGGCTGGTGAAGGCCATCATGGTCTGCGTTCCCGTGTCGCAGCGTGGAAGCAGCACCACAAGGCCAAACACCTTGATATGTGGATCAGTCGGGCAGGATGTGACCTCAACACACCTGAAGGCTATCAGCAGGTGGTCGAGGCCATTCGTGCTCTGCCAACCCCTCCTAGCATCATCGGCATCGACACGCTTCATCGCTTCCTATCTGGCGATGAAAACAGCGCCCAGGATGCAAAGACTATGATCGATGCCTGCGCTGGGTTGATGCGGGAGTTTAACTGCACGGTTGTCCTCGTCCATCATACTGGCGTTTCCGAAGAGGCCCAGCATCGCGCTCGCGGTTCCTCGGCGTGGAAAGGCGCGCTCGAAATCGAGATCAGCGTTGTCCCGGCCAAGAACGACAATCCCATGCAGATCGTCCAGCGCAAGTCCAAGGATGCTGAAGAGGCCCAGCCTGTCTATGCGAACCTCATGATCGTCCCGATCAAGGGCTGGCTCGACGAGGATGGTGAACAGGTGTCAAGCGCAGTCCTGATGGCTGAAGAAGCTCCGCCTGAGCGCAAGAAGGAGTCGAAGCTGGAAGGCCATCGCAAACTGTTTGAGGGTGCGTGGTGGGCAGCAGGCGCCGAGGTGGTCGATGATATGCCTTACATCTCACGATCGGCGCTGATTGATTACCTGATCCAGAAGCTCGACATCAGCGAAAGATCGGCCAAGCAATATGTGAAACCGAGCGTTCAAGATAAGCTGGTCGGCGCGCTCACAATCGCTGAAATCATCGAGCCAAAAGACCACGGATGGGCGGTAATTTGCCCAGTTACCGCTGGCGCTTTGATGATGGCGAAAAATGGCAAGAAATAGGGGCGGTAATTACCGGTAACTTTTTTATAGTTACCGCAAAAAATGGCAGAAAACCGTGGTTTTTTGATGAGCGGTAACTGAAAAGGTAACTGGAACGGGGCAAGGCGTCGAGCGGTAGCGTAAAGTAATCGGTCCCTTAAGGGACCGTTACCAGTTACCGACGATGCGGACGTTACCGATACGGGAAGGAAAATTGAGACATGGAAATAGACAAGATACTCGCTGAACGTGGCGAGCGATACGCCAAGAATGGATACGGGGAGGTTGCTCTGGTCGCTCAGAACATCAAGGCTGCAATGCGGCACTCGACCAACTGGGCCAAGCTGCCAGCCGATCAGCGCGAAAGTTTGGAGATGGTGGCTTCCAAGATCAGCCGCATCTTGAATGGCGATCCGACCTACATTGATTCTTGGGCTGACTGCATCGGTTATTTTCAACTGGTGGTCGAGCGGCTGGAACGTTGCCACAATGGTGGCCCTGATGTATTGAGTGAGAACCAGACCGAAAACGGGAACTGAGATGACACCGAAGATCGAATCGCGCTTAGTCGCAGACCTAATTCCCTACGCAGCCAATAGCCGCACGCATTCTGATGCCCAGGTCGCTCAGATCGCTGCCAGCATCAAAGAGTTTGGCTGGACGAATCCAATCCTCATCGATGGCGATAACACGATCATCGCTGGCCACGGTCGTTTGCTGGCGGCACGCAAGTTGGGCATGGAGGAAGTGCCAGCCATCATCCTCGATCATCTATCCAAGGCTCAACAGCGCGCACTGGTGATCGCTGATAACCAGCTGGCGCTCAATGCTGGTTGGGACATCGATATGCTGAAAGCGGAGATCGAGGATCTGAACCTGGAAGGATTCGATCTGGGGCTGCTAGGCTTCGATGATAAATTTCTCGATGGGCTGCTGGAGCCGGAGCCGAGCGAAGGCTTGACCGATGAAGATGCTGTTGAGTTTATTTCCGCATTTAGGCTTTCAGGATTTAAGCAGGCGCGTCCATCAACGATCCAATGGGTGAAGCCAAGCCTAACAATGTCTCAAGGTGATTATCATTCACAGAACGAGCCTTGCCTGTTTGGCTGGAAAGAAGGTTCTGGTCGAGTTCGCGTCAAGGACAGGAAGCAAACCACCATCTGGCATTGCGATAGAACAACGGAAGCCAAGGTTCATCCAACGATGAAACCTGTCGAACTTTGCCAAAGAGCAATTGAAAACAGCAGTGTTGCAAACTGCATAGTTCTCGACCTATTTGGCGGCTCTGGTTCCACGCTCATCGCCTGTGAAAAGACCAATCGGCAGGCTCGGCTAATGGAACTTGATCCCAAATACTGCGATGTAATCATCAAGCGTTGGCAGGACTTCACTGGTCAGCAAGCCGTTCACGCTGAGACGGGAGAGACCTTCGATGCCTCACGTTAAGCTGACAGCAAAGCAGGAAGCGTTCTGCCAAGGTATCGCTGATGGTCTGGGGCAGGCGGATTCATACCGCGCAGCTTATGATGCTTCGGATATGAAAGAGAACAGCGTTTACGTCCAAGCGTCAAAGCTGATGAAAAACCCTAAGATCACCCAAAGAATTGCCGAGCTTCGATCTCAAGTCCAAGAAAAGCAGCTCTGGTCCCGTGAGATGTCGGTCAAGGCTTTGGTGCAGGCATATCGCGAAGGATCTGGTTCCGTGAAGGTTGCTGCGGTCAAAGAACTGAACGCGATGCACGGATACAACGAGCCTGCGAAGCTGAACATCAGCGGCAATCTGGTCAATCGCATTCAGCGCCAGGTGATCGATGGCACAGACGCTGACGATTAAGACACCGCGCTGGTTTAAGCCGTTCCTGAAGCCCAGCCGCTACAAGGGCGCGCATGGTGGGCGCGGCTCTGGCAAGTCGCACGCCTTTGCCGAGGCAGTCATTGAGGCGCACGTTATGGACCCGAAGCGCCGCACAGTCTGCGTGCGCGAGATCCAGAAGTCATTGGCACAGTCGGTCAAGCGCCTGCTTGAACTCAAGATCGAACAGCTTGGCGTGCAGTCCTATTTCGAGATCCAAGAGAGCCAGATCAAATCGCGGCATGGCGATGGCCTAATCATCTTTCAAGGGATGCAGAACCACACCAGCGACTCCATCAAGTCGCTCGAAGGCTATGACTGCGCCTGGTGCGAAGAAGCGCAAAGTCTGTCCCAGCGCAGCCTTGACTTGCTCCGCCCGACCATTCGCAAGCCTGAGTCTGAGTTGTGGTTCACATGGAATCCCAATCAGGCCAGCGATCCAGTTGATGTGCTGCTGCGTGGAGAAAATCCACCGCCAAGCAGCATCGTTGCCGAAGTCAATTACAAGGACAATCCTTGGTTTCCTGACGTTCTCAAAGCGGAGATGGAATATGACCGAGGCCGAGACCCTGACAAATACAAGCACGTTTGGCTTGGCGGATACGTCAGCAACTCCGAAGCCCGCGTCTTCCGCAACTGGCGGATCGAAGAGTTCGAGGCCCCAGAAGATGCGACCCATCGCTTCGGTGCTGACTGGGGATTTGCCACCGATCCCACCGTCCTGATCCGCTGCCATGTCATTGGCCGCACGATCTACGTCGATCACGAGGCTTATCGCGTTGGCTGCGAGATCATGGACACGCCTGATCTATTCCTGACCGTGCCAGAGTCCGAAAAGTGGCCCATCGTGGCTGACAGCGCACGGCCAGAGACGATTAGCCATATGCAGCGGCACGGCTTTCCCAAGATCATGGCGGCAGTCAAAGGGCCGAAGTCCATCGAGGAAGGCATCGAATGGCTCAAATCCCATGACATCGTGGTGCATCCTCGATGCCAGCACACAATCGACGAGCTGACCTGTTACAGCTACAAGTCTGACCCCTTGACAGGCGCGATATTGCCAGTTCTGGCAGATCGTGATAATCACTTGATAGATGCGTTGAGATATGCGTGCGAGGCCAGTCGGCGTGCGGCTCCTAGGAAGCCGGTCGAAGTCCAGCCTCTGGCAACAGTGAATAGGTGGTAATGGATGGCTCGACTCACTAAAGACCAACGCCTCGCCAATGTGCATGAGGCGGCGCTGAACGAGTTTGATCGCTGCCAATCATCTATGCGGGACGAGCGCCTGCAATGCCTGCAAGATCGTCGTTTCTATTCCATCGCCGGGGCGCAGTGGGAAGGCCCGATTGGCGAGCAGTTCGAGAACAAGCCACGCTTCGAAGTGAACAAGATTCACATGAGCGTCATCCGCATCATCAACGAATATCGCAACAACCGCATCACTGTTGATTTTGTCTCCAAGGACGGGACCAAGAACGACAAGTTGGCTGAAACCTGCAATGGCCTTTACCGGGCTGACGAGCAGGACAGCACCTCTGACGAAGCCTATGACAACGCCTTTGAGGAAGGTGTCGGCGGTGGCTTCGGTGCATGGCGGCTCCGTACCATCTATGAAGATGAAGAGGACGACGAGAACGACAAGCAGCGCATCATCTTCGAGCCGATCTATGATGCTGACAGCTCCGTGTTTTTTGACCTTGATGCCAAAAAGCAGGACAAGTCAGACGCGAAATACTGCTTCGTCCTCTATTCCGTAACTCGCGAAGCCTACATGGCTGAGTGGAACGATGACCCGACCACTTGGCCGAAGGAAATCCATCAGTACGAGTTCGATTGGGATACGCCTGACGTTGTGTTCGTGGCGGAGTATTACCGCGTCGAGGAAGTGCGCGAGACGATCCGCATCTTCCAGACCATCGAAGGCGAAGAGGAACGCTATACCCAGGCTGACTTTGACGCGGATGAAACGCTCGAAGAAACCTTGATGGCTGTCGGCACCATCGAGGTGCGTCAGAAGCGAGTGAAGCGGCGCAAGGTTCACAAGTATATCATGAGCGGTGGCGGCATCCTTGAGGATTGCGGCTATATCGCTGGCAAGAACATTCCCATCGTTCCCTACTATGGGAAGCGGTGGTTCGTGGATAACGTCGAGCGTTGCATGGGCCATGTGCGCCTGGCGAAAGATCCGCAGCGCCTGAAGAATATGCAGCTCTCCAAGCTGGGTGAGATCAGCGCACTCTCGTCTGTCGAGAAGCCTATCCTTGTGCCGGAGCAGGTTGCAGGCCATCAGGTCATGTGGTCTGAGGATAACATCCGCAATTATCCTTATCTGCTGGTCAATCCGATCACTGGCCCGAATGGCGAGCAGCAGATCAGCGGCCCGGTTGCCTATACCAAGTCATCGGACATTCCGCCTGCAATGGCTGCGCTGCTTCAGTTGACCGAAGCCGACATGGCTGAGATCCTCGGCAACAACCAGCAGGCCGAGAAGCTGACCAGTGGCATCAGCGGCAAGGCTGTCGAACTGATCCAGACCCGTCTGGATATGCAGACGTTCATCTACATGACCAACATGGCGAAGGCCATGCGGCGCTGCGGTGAAATCTGGCTGTCAATGGCAAAGGACATCTACGTCGAGGAAAAACGGCGTATGAAAACCATTGGCGAGATGGACGAGGTTCAGTCTGTTGAACTGATGAAGCCGACTATCGACGCTGAGACTGGCGAACTGGTCTATGAGAACGATCTGAGTCAGGCCACGTTCGATGTGGCTGTTGACGTTGGTCCGTCCTTCACCAGCCGCCGCGAGGCAACCGTGCGCGCTCTCACTGGCATGATGCAGGTCACCAGCGATCCTGAGACGCAGATGATCCTTCAGTCTATGGCGATCATGAATATGGACGGCGAAGGCATTGGCGACATCAAGGACTTCTTCCGCAAGAAGTTGGTGCAGATCGGCGTTCTCCAGCCGACCGAGGAAGAACAGATGGCAATGATGCAGGCCATGATGGCACAGGGCCAGCAACCCGATCCGCAGAGCCAGTATCTGATGGCTGCGGCTGCTGAAGCGCAGGCCAAGGCAGTGCAGGCTCAGGCCAATACCGAATACAGTCTGGCTCGTGCTGAAGAGACGAAGGCCAAGACGATGGAGACGCTCTCGAACATCGACATCGATCAGCGCAAGGCTGCTATCGAGACGGCTGAAAAGATTGGTGCTGCGGTGCAGCGCCCATTGAATGTGGTTCCACCCACCACGCAATTTGGGTGAGTTGATGGGGTAAATGATGAAAACAGCAGAACTGGAGAACGACGAAACGCTCGATGCCATTGAGATCGAAACGGATGCGACCGAAGCCGAGGGTGAGACCAATGCCACCCAGGAACCGGAAGCCGAAGTGGAAGATGATGGTGACGAGGATGAAGTCGTAATTTCCATAGGTGAGGAATCGCCACCTCAAGAAGAAGCCCGTGCGCCGGAATGGGTGCGCGAGTTGCGTAAGTCGAATCGGGAAAAAGAGCGGAAGATCCGTGAACTCGAAGCCAAGCTGAATGCCAGTGAGACTGAGACCAAGCCAGTCGCCCTAAGCAAGAAGCCGACGCTTGAAAGTTGCGACTTCGATTCCGTTGAATACGAGCAGAAGCTCGCTGCATGGTATGACGAAAAACGTCAGTTCGATGCAGCCGAAGCCGAAGCTATAGCCCAGCGAGATGCTGAAGCTAAAGCATGGCAGGACAAGCTGGACTCGTATGAGAAGGCGAAAGCCTCTCTCAAGGTGCGTGACTATGAGGATGCAGAAGCGTTTGCTCTCGACACCTTCAACGTAACGCAGCAGGGAATCGTTCTCCAAGGCTCTGAAAATCCCGCAGTTCTGATCTACGCGCTCGGCAAAAGCCAGAAGAAGGCCAAGGAACTCGCTTCTATCACTGACCCCGTGAAGTTTGCCTTCGCGGTTGCAAAACTGGAGACGCAGTTGAAAGTCACCAATCGTAAGGCAGCAGCAGCGCCTGAACGCACCATCACCAGTGGCGGTGGACGCATCTCAGGTTCTGTGGACTCAACCCTTGAACGCTTGCGTGAGGAAGCCCTCAAGACCGGCGATTTGTCAAAGGTCATGGCTTACAAGCGCGGCAAGAAAACCTAATTTGGAGTAAGTACAATGGCTAATGCCTTTTCCAAGGAAGAGATCGTTGCCTTTGAGAACATCCTCGAAGGCTTCAACGACGCTCTGATTCTGTCGAAGAACATCAACGTCTATCAGACCAACGGCGTGACGATGGAACGCGCTCGTGACACCATCTGGCGTCCGCAGCCCTACATCGCTCAGTCGTTTGATCGCACCGTTGGCACCTCGATTGCCAGCGATGTTTCCACCATGACCCAGCTTTCGGTCCCCGCGACCCTCGGCTTCTCGAAGGGTTCGGCGTGGCAGATGGACGCTCTGGAACTGCGTGACGCGCTCCAGGAAGATCGTCTGGGTGCTGCTGCCAAGCAGAAGCTCGCTTCGGACATCAACCTGTCGGTGATGGACATTGCGGCTGCCCAGGGCACTCTGGTCGTCACGGTTGCCTCCGCTGCCGGTGACTATGATGATGTGGCTCTGTGCGACAGCATCATGAACGAGCAGGGCGTTATGGCCGAAGATCGCTACCTCGCTCTGTCGAGCCGCGATTACAACGGCATGGCTGGCAACCTGGCGGTGGCGACCCGTTCGTTCACCGGCAACAAGTCGGCTAACGCTTACGAGCGTTCGTATGTTGGCCCCGTGGCTGGCTTCGAGACCTACAAGCTCGATTACGCCAACCGTTGCGTTGCCAACGCTGCGACCCCGACCATCGCCACCAACGGCGCTCAGGTCGAGTATGTGCCGCAGGCGACCACCAACAGCGTTGCTGGTGTCCTGAACGTGGACAACCGCTATCAGACCGTCACCGTCTCCTCGACGACTGGCGTTGTTGCTGGCGATTGCTTCACCATCGACGGCATCGAAGCGGTCCACCACATCACCAAGCGTAGCACGGGCGAACTCAAGACGTTCCGCGTTATCTCGGTTGACAGTGGCACGACCATGACGATCTCGCCGCCGATGATCGGTGCTGGTGGTGGCACTGATGCTGAACTTCAGTATCAGAACATCGATGTTGCCTCGGCCTCGGCCACGGCTGCCATCAACTTCCTGAACACCACGGCTTCGAACCTGAACCCGTTCTGGCGCAAGGATGCGTTTGAACTGCTTCCGGGTCGTTACGCTGTGCCGGACGGTGCCGGTGCCGATGTGCTCCGTGCTTCGACCGATCAGGGCATTGAGTTGGTCATGACCAAGCGGTTTGACCCGCTGACCTTCCAGACCCTCTACACTCTGGATACGCTCTATGGCGTGGTCTGCACCAACCCCGAAATGGCTGGTGTTCTGATCTTCAACCAGGCGTAATGATGACGGGGGCGGCTTCGGTCGCCCCCTGATTCCTTTGGGAGAGATAGAATGCCGCTGAAAAAGGGATACAGCCGCACGAGCATCGGCAAGAACATTGCTATGGAAGAGCGCGCAGGACGGCCACGCAAGCAGGCTGTTGCCATCGCCCTCAACGTAGCGCGCAAGGCTGCCAAGAAGGCAGGTAAGCCGAGCAAGGCTCCCAAGAGGAAGAAGTGACATGACCGATTTCCCAACTATTCTTTACAAGACTCCTGGTCCGCACAAGAAGCCTCGCGGTGGCACCTATAAGACCACTGGCGCTGCTGATGCTGCGGCGTACAAGGAGCTGATCGCCAAGGGCTGGTTTCCGTCTTACGAGGAAGCTGTGGCCGGTAAGTTCGCTGGCAAGATCATTGAGGCTGCCGAAGCCTTTGAAGATGCCGTGGACGAGGTGTCTGATCCGACCCG